TATTCAATCAGAAAGGTGCTGCAATAACTTTAAACTTTGATAATCAAGGACATTTGAAAACTATTACAAGAGCAGATGTATTATATTTAGCAGGTAAGGAATTTAACAATACAAATTAATTGTGTTCTAATGGTTTTTTAATTGTACTTTTATTGTATTTTAGTGTATGGACAGTGTATAATATATATAGTTTAATATTTTAGCCCAAACTTATAAAAAAAAGAAGGCAAGTCCATGAGGATTTGTCTATTTTTTTACAAAAATTATGAAAATTGATTTTGAAAAATTGAATGATGCAGCAAAAGCTAAACTAGTTGAAGCCAGATGGTCTTCCTCCTCAGAATTATGGGACACAGTAGATAAAGTTTATAAAAGAAATACAGCAATTTATTCTAATAAAGCAGATTGGTTAGATTCTATTCCACAAAAAAGAAAACCTTATACAGTTCAAGCAAACAGAATATTTGTAAATATGGAATCTGTTATTAATGCTTTGATTGCAAATCCACCAGGAGTAAATATTTTACCTTCACGTGATGGAGAAGCAGCACAAGACTTTGCAAGAAAGCTTGAAAGTTTCTTTAGGAAGAAATATTTAGACTTAAATGTTAAAGAAACAATGAGAATGGGTTATCGTAACCTATATTTTGGACGTTTGATGGTTATCAAACCATTTTGGAATCCAATTATAAATGATTTTGACTTTAGAGTTGTTGACCCTCGTAATGTTCGTTTTGGAAAGTATGCAAGAAAAGAACAAGACTCAGAATTTGCTATTGAAGAAATAGATGATAATCTTTGCGCGCTTGTTGAAAGATTTCCAAAAAAGAAAACAGAATTAATGAAGAAATATGGATTTGCTAATGATGAAAATGGTTTAAATGAGATGTATATCAAAAATCCTGAAGTTAAATACAAAGAAGCATGGGTTGGTGATTATGTTATATTCAAACTTGGAGATATTATACTTGACTGTATCAAAAATCCTTATTGGGATTGGGACGGTATTTTAATTACAGATGAAGAGGAACAAGAACTTGGAAAATTAGAAGGTGATGGAAGACGTGACAAAATGCAAGAAATTAAGATTGACCAAGATTCAAGAAAACAAAGCTATATACAGCAACAATTAGGTGAGCAAACACAAGCCGAAGGTGAAACAAGTGCTCCAGGGGCTATTATGGACACACAAATTAATCAAAATACAGCTGAAATGACTAAATATAAGCCTTATTTCTTCAATTACTTTGATAAACCTCGTAAGCCATATATCTTTGCAACTATTTTTAATAACGAAAATTCACCTATTGGAAGAACAGATATGATTACCCTTTCAGCTGAATTACAGAAAGGTATTGATAAAAGAAAAATGGATATTGATGAAAACTGCGAACTTGTTAATGGAATAATAAAGATTGATGCTTCTGTTATGGGCAAATCTGATGCTCAGAGAATACGATGGGAGACAAAAGGTATTATATGGGGTAAAGGTGTTGCTGCTGGTGTTTCACGTGAAACAGGTACAGGACTTCCACAGATGGTATTTGATGACATGATTGATTCACGTCAAGAAATTGATAATATAATGGCTGCATCGTCTGCTTTTAGGGGTGAAAGACAAGGACAAGAAACAAAAGCTGGACGTTTAGCACTTATTCAGCAATCACAATTGAGACTTAATGAAATGGTACAACTTGGAGACTTTGTTGCTAAAGAGATATTTGATTGGGGTATGCAACTAGCAAAGACTCGTTATACAGAATATCATTATGCTAAGTGGATGGGAAAAGAAGGTGCAAGGGAAGTTATAGAGCTTATACAAGATGACTTTGAAGATGGTTCTGAAGTTAGAATCATTGCTGGTAAAACACTTCCAGTTGATGATGAGTTTAAATTTGAACAAGCGCAGATTGATTTTGAGAAAGGTGCTCTTGGTCTTAAAGATTATCTTGAAATTGAGAATTATGACAATGCATCGGAGCTTGCAAAGAATGCAGTTATATGGAGTATGAATCCACTTGTTGCTGTTGGTTTATCAGAAGAAGAAATGCAAAAAGTTGCACCACCACAACAAGAAGAGAAGCCACCAAGTGTTTCAATCAACTATACAGATATTCCACCAGATGCAAAAGTACAATTACTTGAAAAGATTGGAATACAAACAGACCCAGCATTAGTTATGGCAAAAGATATTGCAGATAATGAAAGTAAAAAAGCAGATTTTGAATTAAAGAAAGAATCACAGATGCATGGACAAAGAATGTCAGAAAGAAACCAGATGATGGCCGAAAAGTCGGCAACAGAGAAAGAACCTTCAAAATAAAATAGTTTTTGTTTTTAGTTAGGGTGTTTATGGGGATATTAATTTATTTAATTAATCCAATGGGGTACTATCCCCACAAGCACCTTAACAGTGTTTGATTATTAGTATAATTAAGACCAAGTTATAAGTTTGCAGTCATTTGACCAAGCGAAATTATTTCAGTCAATAATATTATGCACCCAGAAGAAACAGTTGAGGAGAGAGTAGATGCTCTACCCAGTGAAGATAATGGCAATGTACCTTTAGAGGACATCAAGCCAGAAGCACCAAGTGTAGAAGCAGAACCAGTAACTCCTGCTGAAGAAGGAGAACCTGCTGCACCAGCAGAACCAGAAGTTGAGTTATTTGAACTCCCTGATGGTAGAAAGGTGGACAGTGAAACTTTGGCAAAAGAGTGGAAAGAAAACTTTATGCCAGACTACACTAAAAAATCACAGGAATTAGCGAAACTAAAACCTAGTGATATTAATAGTAACGATAAACCTACGCCGAAACCATTTGAAGACCCAGAATGGCAACCTCAAACTTATGCAGAGCTTATAGCTATTGCTAAAGAAGAGGTTAGAGGTGATTTAGAAGCAAGAGAAAGAGCAGCAGCAGAAGCACGTCAAAATATTGAATCTCAAGTTGTAGCACAACTAGAGGAAGTAAAGAAAGTTGACCCTTCTGTTAATGAAAATGCTTTATTCTTACATGCTAATAAATACGGTTTTAGAGACCTAAAGCTCGCTCATCAGAACATGAAAGACATGTCTGAAGCTATAAAGAAAACGCAGAAAGTAACTGCTGACAATATAGCTAAGCGAAACGACCCAGTTAGTATTAAACCGGGTGCTGGAGGTGAAAAACCAAACCCAAGCAATTTTGCAACTGCAGCTGAGTTTCTACGTAGTCTAAAATAAATATATGATATTTAATGCAGCAGTAACCACGACAACTCGTGAGTTCATACTTCCAAAGATTTTTGACCAAGTTACAACTGGAACTCCAGGATTGATGACTTTTCTTCAGAAGCCTAAGGAATGGAAAACAGGTACATCTTATAAGTTTGGAATCAAATACCGTGATACAGTCAATGGTGGTAATATGGGGATTGCAGACAAGTTAGATACAGATAGAGAAAATACACGTGTTCAAGCAGAATTTAATCTTAAGGCATCAAATAAGCCAGTAGTAGTTGCAATTGCAGAAACTACAGCAAACATGGGTGACGAACAGATTGTTGACTTGCTTGAAACAGAGTTTGATTCACAAGCTCAGTCATTAATGACATTAATGGCACAAAACCTTTATACCGGTAACGGTACAGGTAATGATTGGGATTCATTAGCAAATGCTGCTTCTGACTCAACATTATATGCAACTTATGGTAATCTTGCTCGTGCAACATATTCAGTATTTTCTGGATATTATCTTGCAGCAGCAGGTGCTTTGACACTTGCTAAGCTTGCAACAGCTGATGATGCAGTAACAGTTGGTGTTGATTCACCAGATTTAATGTTAACAACCAAAGCAATTTGGTCAACATATGAATCATTGTTAGCTCCAACAGTTCGTGCAAACTTCTCAACTTCAGGTTATCCTAAGATGAATGCTTGGGGTGGAGTTGCAGGTAAAGGTGCAGGTATGGGCGCAGAACAAGGTTTCGTTTATTTGACATTTAGAGGAACCCCTATTGCTAAAGATGAACAAGTACCATCAGGTAAATTGTTCCTAGTTAACACAAAGGGATTTGGATTCGTTGGATTTAACTATCAAGATGAAAACATCATGACAGCTAACTTCAAAAAGACTTCAGATGCAGCTCCATCAGGAGTACCTGGAAATGTTAAGTCAACAAGAGGTTTCCAATTTAGAAAGATGATGAGTCCAGTTGACCAGTTAACAAAGGTTGGTTACTTAATCTATGCAGGTAACTTCATAGCTACAAGTCCACGTTTGAACGGTTCAATGGCAGGATTGTCATAGTATTATCAATTAATTTTCCTTTTACCGGATTTAGTTCCGAGAGGGTTAGAATACAAAAATTATGTTAATAGAAAATTATGTTCCAGTAGTAAAATGGCATGGATTGAATACAGATAAAGCAGTTGTATTTGGTAGTACATTATCAGTAGCAGGTGTATCAACATTTACTGGAGTAGCTACATTTACAGGAACACCTGTATTTACAGCTGGTATTCCATCTGTAGCAGTCGCTAAGACTATCACAAATATAGATGCACAAACAGCTGCACCAACAATTGCACAACTTATTGGTGGAATAATTATCCACACTTCAGTTACAGGAGCAGGCACAGTTACGGTTCCAACAGGAACAGCTATGTCAGCAGGAACAACTGGAGCGGTTGGTACAACAGTTAAGTGGTTGTATTACAATGATGGAAACCAAACAGTTACAGTTACACCAGCAACAGACCACACTTTGGTAGGTGGTACAGCAGCCGTAACAACAGGTAAACATATGGAAATTACTTCTGTATGTACCGCAGCTGGTGTATGGGTTTCATTCTTGCAAACATTAATGTAGTATAATACATTAATATTATCAGTTAATATTACAAAAAATATTATGCCTGAAGAAGAAAAAGTAGATGAGGTTGTAGCTGACGAAGTTGCAGCCGAGGAGGTAGCTGAAGAAGTTGCTGAAGAAGCAGCTCATGAAGTTGCTGAGGAAGAAGTAGAAGCTTAATAATTAAGAGAACGATGTTCTCAAACTGGTAACGGATTAGGAATCCAATACCTGAAAATAAATATATGAATCAAATTTCATTTCAGTCAGTCTATCAGACTATAACAGGTAGAGGTGAGTTTAAGCTTGGACAAAGAGCTATGACTCCAGACGGTCGTGAGTGGGTATTTGTACACGCAAATGAAGGCTTGAAGAATAGTGACGTTGTTGTTCCAAACACAGTTGTTGCTGCTGACCTATGGTCATCTTCAGCTGATAATCAATCAAGAATTGTTTATCTTGCTCGTGCTGCAAACACACTTACAACTGGTGCTTATGAAGATGCTATCGGATTAGTTGATGACGGTACAGGTGAAGGTCAAACATTTAAGATTAAAACCAACGATGCTACAACCTTAACACTCTATCCTGAAACAGCTTTAGCTACAGCTCTTGCTGTTGGTGATTCCGACTTGACATATATCAATATGGCACAAGTATTAATGGCTGCAGTTACATCCAAAATTCAAATGGCTGTCGGTTCCGTACAAGTTGCTTTCACAAGTGGCGATTACGGTTGGGCACTTACAAATGGAGATGGACGTGTTGTTGCTGGCGATACTTTAACTGTTGGTGGTGGATTTGTTACTGGTGATGACACAGAAGGACAAGTCGTTACAGCTACTACAGCTAAAGGACCACTTGACGAACAGAATCTTGGATTTGCAATCGTTGCAAACTCAGGTGCTGATGTCGGTACACTTGCTCGTTTCATTATTCGCTAGTGTTTTGTCTTGGCTCTCTTTGGTATAAGAGAGTCAGACACAGAACATTTAGTTTCTGTATCAAGAAGGACGAAGCTTGATTATTAATAGTTAAGGTAAATAAATTTATGATAAATAATTCACAAATTTCAAATCCTAATGACTTTAAAGTTGTCTCTTTTCACAACTCTACATCATTTGGTTTCACTCCAGATATGGGGTGTATGTACGATGGTCGCCCAATTAATGGAGTATCAGGAAAACCAGGAATAGATGCTGGTGAAACAATGATTCTTCCTTATCATGTTGGTCACTTATTAGCTCAAAACTTAGCAAAAAGAGTGCTAAACACATCTCCTGCTGCTACAGTTGATGCTGCTGGTATACCAACTGGAGTTCCTATTTGGAGTCAAGAGTCATTAAAAACGACTGCTGATTCATTTATAAAGGAACTTTATACTGAAGAAAAAGCTGCTCAAGAGTCAGAAACTGACAAATTGATGGCTAAGGTTGAGGAATATAAGAAGCTAGTTGAAGAAAAACTAGGTATTAAAGCCGAAACTGAAACACTAAAGGTTGAAGAAGAAGAAAAAGTTGAAACAACAGAAGAGGTTGCTCAACCAGAGGTAAAAGTATTTCAAGATAAACAAGAAGTAATTGCTGAACTTGAGAAAAGAGCAATTAAATTTGATAGACGTGCAAGTAAGGTATCGTTAGAAAAGTTGTTAGCATAATAACTTAAGTTATGTGCATAGACAACACTAGGTGCAAGCCCTAGCATAACTTTATGAAAGAAATAACAGAATTAACAAAAGAAAAGATGGATATAATGAAGGAGTTAGCAGCTGCTAATCTTAAAATTTCTGATGCACAGAATACTATTTTTAAATTAAAAGAAGAAGAAAATGACTATTTGACTATAAGGGAAAAGGCTGCAATGGAAATGGTTGAAGATGTTCTTAAGGAAAGTAAAGAATTATTAGATAAGACACATGAAAATTATGATGAAATACACAATATTTGCAAGAGTATTACACACATTTCGGATTTTGTTTCAGAAACTTATGATAAAATTAATAGTTTACTTACAGAATTTTCGGATAAAAGTGATGTATGGGAAAAAGAAGTTGAAAGACAAAAAAAAGAGTTTGCAGAAATTAGAAAAGGAATTGCTATTGATAAAACCATCATCGCCAACGATAAGAAAACAATTGAAAAAGCAAAAGAAGATATTAAAGCAAAAGAAGCGCATATTGAAAGTAGACAAGCACAAATAAAAGTCGCATTACAATTATTAGAAAATAAACAAAAAAAAATATGAATAAAGAATTTTTTATGAATCCTAAAGCTCCAACATTAGCAATAACATATGATGCTATTATTAGTAGTTCAACAACTGTAACATTTAATACAGCTTCAGAATATATAGAAGTTACAGCAATAGATAAAGGTGTATTTATGAAATGGGGTGCTGCTGCATCAAGTTCTGCTTTTGATGAATTTATTCCAGCAAATACTTCAAAGATTTTTATTATACAAGCAGCTACTGCTCAATTTATAGAGCAAGCAGCAACAGCAATATTAGTAGTAATAGAAAAATAATTATGGCTGACGAAATATTAAAAAGAGAAGAGAATCATAAAACTTCAGGAGCAGGTATTTCATCTGAAGCTGATAAAGATATTTTAATGTTTCGTGTTGACCCTGTTACTAATTTTGTTATAGCTGAAGCAATAGATGATTCAATTGTTGCAACAAGTCTTGATTCAAATAAAAGAGATGAAAATTTTGTACCAACAGTTTATGGAATATCAGATGATGATGGAGAAACATTAGTACCAATTAGAACAGATGAAAATGGTTATTTATTAGCAGAATTTTAATTTTATATATATTATATGGCAAACGAAGTATTAAAAAGAGACCAAAATCATATAACAGTTCTTGCTGGAGTAACAGATGATGCTTCACAAGAAATAAGAATGTTTAGAGTTGACCCAGTTACTGGACGACTTAAACTTTCAATAACAGGTATTGCAGTTTCAGCAACAGTTGATGTTGGAACAACTACAACAGGTGCAGCAGGTACAAATGCATCAGTAGTTAATTCAGGTACAACAAGTGCAGCTGTATTTGATTTTACTATTCCAAGAGGAGATAAAGGTGACCAAGGAGACCCAGGAGTAGCTGGTCCAATAGGAATGGATTGGCAAGGTACATACGGAGCAGGTACTTCTTATGTTATAAATGATGGTGTTGAATATAATGGAAGTTCTTATATTTGTATACAAGATGGAACAGGACAAACACCAGATGTTGGTGGTACAGCTTATTGGGAATTAATTGCATTAAAAGGTATTGACGGTGCGGGTGCTGGTGATATGCTAGCTTCTGTTTACGACCCAACAAGTGTTGGAGGTGATGCCTTTGATATGGACAATATGGTTGAAGGAACTAACAACAAGCTAGTTTCTTCTGCTGAAAAGACTGCTTGGAACAATAAACTAGACAACATTACAGGAGAAAGCATTAATGATTTATCAGATGTGGACTCCATTGCAGGTATAACAGACGGAAAGATTTTGAAA